ATTAGCTCAAGTTGGCCAAGCTCAAGCTCAAGGATTCCAAACTGCATTAGGAGCTGCTCAACAACAACAGAATATGTTAAGTGGAACTCAATTAGCTGCTGGTCAAGCATTAGGCAGAATGGGTCAACAACAACAAGCAATGAGTCTTGCAGACATCCAAGCGCAATTACAAGCAGGTGCATTGCAAAGAGGTATTGGTCAAGCTGCTTTAGATGCACAAAGACAAACTGCATTACAGAGAGCTTATGAGCCATATCAAAGAATAGAATTCTTAAAAGGTATCATGACTAATCTACCTACAACACAGAGTACATTAACATCAACCACGGCTCCCGGTGCTAATCCAATTGGACAAGCTTTAGGAACGGGTCTTGGTGCTTATTCAGCATATAACTTAATGCAACCGAGGTAATATGGATTCAGTATTAACAAGAAAAATGTTTAGAGATAGATACCTAAAATCTTTAAAACCTAAAGTAAAACATTTTAATAAAGGTGGATTAGGTTCTCTAACATCTAAAGAAAAAGCTATCTATGCAGCAACATTGGCTGCTCCTTTGTTACAAGCAAAAGGAGAAGGTTTATCTCCTGTAGCTACTGCATTAGGAGAAGGTATAGGTAAATTACCCTCAACAATTTTAGCAGTAGAAAAACAAAAAGGAACTGGACAGGGTGTAAGAACATTAACTGATTCAGAGTTGGAATCTTACAAACTTCCAAAAGGAACTGTTGCTCAAATAGATGGAGACGGAAAAATTACAGTAGTTTCTAAACCATCATCAAAAGAATTAGAAGAAAGAAGAGGATTTTTATCTACAAGAAAACTTCTTTCAGATATAGCAAGTGACTATGTTAATTTAGGAAAGCCAGTTGGTCCTGGAGATCTTAATAGAATAAGAGGATTCTTTGGTAAAGCAGCTGGTACAGATTATGCAAAACAGTATGCTGGTTTTAAAACAAAGATTGATCAAGCTACAATTTTCTTAACAAAAGCAATCTCTGGTGCTCAAGTATCTGACCAAGAACGAGAAAGAATTAGAGAATTGATTCCTCAAGTAGGTGACACTGAAAGAGTATTTGAAGCAAAAATAGAAGCATTAGAAAAATATTTAGGTGCAGCACAAGATATATCTGAAAACTCTGGTGGTAGTTTAACTACTGCAATTGAGATATTAGATAAGTCTGGTGGAGTAGGTCAATTTGTTGATTTTAGTACACCTATTGGATATCAAAAAACAGATAGTGGAGCTATCAAAATAGTTACGGAGTAATGTATGGGAGAGATTGTACAAGGTGGACAAACATTCGAGATCAAAGGAGATCAACCTACTGCTCAAGAGCAAGTAGCTATTGATACTTTTTTAAAAGCAAGAAATCTTGATGATGAAAAAACAGGTATCAGAGACATCGATGATGGTACTGTTTTTATTACACCTGATCAAATTTTAAATGAAGCAGAAAAAGGAAAGTATAATAAAGATACTGAATCTTTTTTAGGTTCACCAACATTTAAAAGACTTATTACGGAAGTAGGTTTATCTATTGTGGGTGGTATTGCAGGTTTTGCTGCAGCTCCTTTTACTGGTGGATCTTCACTAATTGGTTCTGCTGCTATGGCAGCAAGAGTTGCAAGAATAGCTAGACCACTTTTAAATATATCTGCAAGACAAGTTGCTAAGATGGGATCTGGT